CGAGCGTACCGAGTGACAGGATACAAGTTCAGAAAGGTGAAGGAAAATGAGTAGTAAGTTGAAAGCCAAGAAAAAGACCAGATTTCCTGTTCAGACTCCTAATCAGGCAGCTCATGCGTTTGGACGGGCTATGCAGAACTGTTATAGACAGATAAAAGACGTAGAGCAGCAAGCCTACGAGGATGGTTTTACCGTTGGTGAAGATTGGAGTAATACGATCAACACCGTTACAACAATGATGGCTCTGAGGCGTTTATATGGCTTTTCCACGAAGCGATTGCTTGATGTGATAAGAACTGCCAATGAATACGTTAAAATGGCAAATGAGGGCAAAATGAGCGTTCTGAGTATGATACAGGACATTGAAGAGAACACAGATGTAAGATTCGATGAGATAAACAAGAATCTGGTTAAGAAGATGGGAGTTTGACAAGGAGCTGAATTAAATGAATAGAATTCGTACTCTGAGGGAAGCGAGCAGTATGTCTCAAAAAGAATTGGCGAGCGCAATAGGAGTGCCGCAGTCTTTGGTGAGTTATTGGGAAAGAGAAAAGAGAACTCCATCAGTGGTTAACGCGCAAAAGCTTGCTGATTTTTTTGGAGCGGAAATAAAAGATATATTCGCAGAAAATACTGCACAATAGCGTGTCAGTTATTTACATGAGCGAAAGGAGAAGGAGAATGAAGCAGAAAGCGCCAGAACAGGAATTAGAACTGTTAAGAGAAAATCTATTACATGAACGTGCTATCTGGGAACACATCAACGAAAATGGCTGTAATGATCCATTCTGGACAGATGGATGCAATATGAATCTAACCAGAAACCATATTCTTTCATACAGAAATGAGATTGCAAATTGTTGCGAGGAACATAATCTTCCACTTCCAGAAGAATACTTTCTAAAAGTACCGCCAGAAGTTGACGATGATTATATGGCGAACTTTAACCAGAAAGCCCGTGTAGATAGATTGAAACAGCAGGGCGATACATTAAGCCGGAAGAAAAAGAAGTTTATTGATGATGGACAGATGGAGTTTTGCTGATTAACCATGTAGTTGCTTACATGGGGAAAGTGAGGATGGAAAATGAGAAAGAATAATTATACTTCATTTTTTAAAATCAAGCCAAAGAAAGTAGAGAGATACATTCGTTGCAGAAAATGCGGTGGAAACATGGAATGGAGCAGGGACTTTCCACCACAAATTAAATGTACGAAGTGCGGATATACAGTATATCCAAAACCTTATGAGCCAGATTGTACCAAACTGCCAGAAACATTGGAAGAATATTTTGAATTATATAAGAAAGTGAGGATGAAAAATGGATAAATTAAAACCTTGTCCGTTTTGCGGAGAAGAGGCGCGAATTTTTACCGATGATGAAATGGGATATTTAGGTAATGCTCAGTATCTTGTAAAATGCGGTAACTGTCTTTGCGGTACAGGACATTATAACAATCCCGAATATGCAATAGAAGCATGGAATAAAAGAGTGAACGATAAGGAGGACGCAAAATGTTAATCAGAAGTCAGAATAAGATGTCTCTGGTAAAGTTTGAGAATATTGTTATAAACATCAACAATATCAATGGCAAAGAAATCATTTGTTGGAGTCAGATGAATCCAGGAGAAGATGAATATATTTCATTGGGTCATTATTCCACCAAAGCAAAAGCCATGAAAGTACTGAATATGATTCAGGAAGCTTACATGGATTACAAATCCGGTGAAATTATTGGCAGTGGGTTGGCAGGATCAGCATACACAGGAAGCTATGATACAAAAGAAAGTGTGGCACATGGAATTGCTGTATTAAAAGGCTATGGAAATGAGATAAGAAAATCAATCCTGTTTCAGATGCCAGAAGATTCGGAGGTAGAAGTATGAACAAGACCAATATTGGCTCTTTGAAACATGGAGATGTTTTTCAATATAAATGTGAAATGTATAGAGCTGGACATGTAATCGAAAATACAGATGGATATGTTTCTTGCACAAATATCAAAACACGCAAAGTTGAAAGGCTTTACATAGATACAGAAGTGGAGGTAGAAGCATGAAGTATAAATGCGTGAAGGCGTTCACATTAGATACATACGATGGTGATGGATTTTACGTTGACGGATACATGGAAATTAAGGTAGGCGAAGTTTACGAAGTAGGAAATGAAAATATTATCGATGGAGAAATTCATCTTGACGGAGCGAACGTTAACAGATGGATTGAAATATCGAAAGAAACGTTAGAAAAGCATTTTGTAGAGGTGGAAGCATGAGTGATAAACGTAAAATATATGATTACATAAAAAGGACAATAAATCCTTACGGAAGACCTTTCGAGGGAACTACATATGAGTTCGGGCTTAAAATCATGGATTATATCGAAAATATGGATAACGAGAAAGAAAACGGCTGGATTCCTGTCAGTAAGGGATTGCCTGAAGATGAAAAAGAGTGTCTTGTAACTCTTGAAAAAGTCTATGGAGCACCCGAAACACTTTTTGGAATTGCAAACTATTTAAAATTTGGTGATGCCGGATACTGGAATGAAAAGAAATACGGATACCTTGAATGGGACAAATATTCAGACGGGCACGGTGGAACGAAAATGTACAAAGTTATCGCCTGGAAGCCACTTCCAGAACCATATAAGGAGGGCTAAATATGGGATATTGCAAATTAGAGTGTCCGGACGGTGAAACAGAGTGCTGCATCTGCTGTACTAAGAATGATTCTTGCCAGTGCAAATGTGATGATATGGACAGTTATGAATATGCAGAAGATTGCGAAGATTATGTTGAGGAGGATGAGCCATGATTACATTCTTATTAGGACTTACGCTTGGAATCATATTCGGAGTGGCTGGTCTTATATGCGTAGCAATCATGTACGACAAGCACCACCCAGACGAATAGAAAGGAGAACGGTATGCTGACAAGGAACAAAAAGCTGAAAGACTACGGTATTCCGGCAGAGGACATAGAAAAACTGAACACGATGCTGAAAGACTTCCCGGCAGAGTACGGATATCTGCTTTCCAGTGCTGCCTTGTCAGCTTGCCCTAAAAACACGGTGATAGCGGATATGGTAATTGAGAATATCCTACACCGGAAAAGTTACAGGAAAATCAGCAAAGAAAGATATATCCCGATGAATCCGAAAGACTTCTACGGATACAGACGCAAGACCGTCGCTGTACTGTATGAGAGGATGCGGTTGTTGGGAGTGTGGGAGGAAAAATAAATGAAAGAATATAAATGTCCAAAGCAGAAACACGTAGACGATGCTAATAGCAAACAAGACGATATTGCAAGCATCATTTATAACACTCTCGATCATATGTATTGCGATAATTGCAGATTCAATAGCGAAATTAAAGAAAGTGATAGTGATGAATGGAACTGTGATGAATGCCACAGAAAATATAATGGATGGGGAATTTCCATGCAGGAAAGTAATAAAATTGCAAAAGAAATTTTAAAACAGTTAGGAGAATAGAATATGAGCAGACTGATTGATGCAGACAAAATAATTGACTCTCTTGGAAATTCGGATATGGATTTTGCAATAGGTGCAGTTATTGACGAACAGCCGACAGTTTTTGATGTGGACAAGGTTATGGAGCAATTGAAAAGAGATAAATTTATCGAATCCGAATGTATCTTATCTGATGTACATCAAGGATACAATGCTGGACTGAACAGAGCAATAGAAATTATAAAAGGTGGTGGAGTTGAATGAGTAAAGGCAAGGACATTTCAACCATGTTTACAAAAGAAGAAAATAAAAAGAATGGAAGACTCGGATATGGACTGGCTATCAGAGAAAAGGAAGATGTTATCAGTCCGTCACAGTATGGAGCGTTCTTGCAGAAAAGAGGTAGGAGAAAATGAGTAAATCAGTATTAGTGATAAATACACCAAAATATTGTGCTTCATGTGCTTTACGCAGCGGAATACTTCACCCATTCTGTAGAGCGAATAGAAGAGATATTACAGATTTGAGCATTAGACCAGATTGGTGTCCATTGAAGCCATTGCCGAAATATAAATCAATGGAAAAGCCGGGAGAATACGAATATGGTGAGATGCATGGTTGGAATAGATGTATTGATGAGATTGCAGGAGAGGTGAAGTAGATGGAGAGATTAACGAAGCGATATGTTGATGATTTCGGGCAAAAAGCAATCACCGCATGTGGAGAGA